GCCGTGCTTAGTGAGGTTTAGCTTAAAGCTGGACCGACCAATGGCCGGACACACCCTCTGCTACTACGTAACAGCCCCTCTTCCTCGTTTTGACGAGCTTCCCGGTTGCCCGGGAGCTGAGGCGGTTCTGTTCTGTTAACAGTCTCAAGGTGAAGAGACTCAAAGGATCGGGCTGATTAGGCTCGATCATGTGGCCACAGGCCACATGCGCATCGGATATTGTATAACCGTAGCGCCTTTGCTTCAGCTTATGCTGAAGGGCAGAACGTAACGCCCCAGATGTGCTCCGTCTCTCTCGGTACCTGTAAGACAGGTATTTGAAAGATATGGAACCATGCTCATCTATTCCGACAGGTGCTGATCGGCACCTGTGAATAGACCAGACTCGCGGGTCATCAGACCATTTGAGTCCGGCATCATCAGGGAAGTAAGGGGGCACTATCTTCAAAAGGAGATTATAGCGCCTAAATAACCCAAAAATGTAACCTAAAGCGTGGGTATGATATACATATTTATCGACTCCGAGTACCGAACGGTAACTCTTAAAAAGTCGATTTAGTATAACATAGAGCCAAGCTTCAAGCCCATTTCGTGAGTTACTCACTGGGGCTTTCAAGTAGAAAGGCCGCACGTCGTATCCCGCAAGGTAATCACCCCCGCAGGACTCTCTGAACCTATCATCGACATCCATAAAGGATTTCTCTCTATTGATAGAGAAGCCGATGCTCTCCATAACTTCCACGTATGTGGTCGCCATGGAGGTAGGCACGATGCAGTCGTCCCCGAAGACACTAATACTCTTTAAATCTGACCATTCCGGCCAGAGGGAGTATGTTGTGCCCATCGAAAGGCGAACCGCGTGTGCATAGGTCCAGAACACGAGAGTCTCTATGGGAAACGTTGTTGCATTCCCCATCGTAGAAACCATGTTGAGGGACACGTAGCTTCGATTGAAGCTAGAATGTGTACACCTCAAGGCGTCCACGATGTCAAACCATTTCGGAGGTAATAACCACCTACATAGTTCGAGCGACACACTATCGGAGGCCTGTGACCAGTCTATTGTGGCTTCTTTGCCACTAAGACTAGCCTTCCAAGCACGATATTTGTGCTGT